CTTATCAGCAAATTGAACTCGCTAAGACCGGCGACGCTGAGAAGCGTATGTTGCTGGTGGAGTGGGGTCACAAGGTGCTGGCCGAGAACGCTCACGGCCTGGCTGCTGACCTGATTACTTCGTAATCAATTATGGAAGGGATCAGGGCAACCTGGTCCCTTTTTTTAACGTATGAACAATCAAGTATTTGACGAAAACAAGGAAGCGGGTATCACCCGCTTTTGGCATTACAACGATGAAACCGGCCAGGCAACAATTCAGACTCAGCAGGATGTCACAGCAGTTGTTGAAGCAAACAAGGCCGATTTCAATCATGTAAATGAGCGCGCAAACTGGAAAGGCGAGTGGCATCACGTCGCAAGCATTCCAGAAGGCGTCTACTACAAACTCAAGGCCGAGGGCAAGCTAGAAGATCAGGCGTACATGAAACGCTGGCTCAATGACCCGGACAACAGATTTTTCAGAACGAGACCTGGACAAGTATGAACAACTACATTGCAGTCTGCACCCCAGCGCGGGACATGGTCCACGCCAATTTCACCTATTGCCTGGTGAATATGGTCTGCTACCACACGCTGAACACGACAGATGCAGTGAGTTTGAAAATCATGCAGGGCACGCTGATACAGAACCAGCGTGCTGACCTGGCGCTGGATGCGATGGCCGAGGGCTGCACCCATATCCTATTCATTGACTCCGACATGACGTTCCCGCAGGACATGATTGAGCGCCTGCTCAAGCATGACCTGGACATCGTGGCGACCAACTGCGCACGCCGACGCATTCCTACAGGCCCGACTGCGCAGAAGTATGGCCCTGATGGCGAGCGCAAACTGGTCTACACAATGCCGGAATCCACCGGCATTGAGGAAGTGGGAAGCATCGGAATGGGCGTGATGCTAATCAAGCGTAACGTCTTTGAGAAACTCACCGAACCCTGGTTTGAGACGCCGTGGCGCACCGACAAGCGCGGCTACATCGGTGAGGACATATTCTTCTGCCGGAAGGCGCAGGCGGCAGGGTATAAAATCTACATAGACCACGACGTGAGCAAAGAGATCGGCCACATAGGGACGTTTGAATTCAAGCACGATCACACCTGGATGATGCGCGACATCGAGAAGGAAAAGGCAGAGCATGGCACTTAGCACCTACGCTGAACTGAAGGCCTCGGTCGCCGACTGGCTCAACCGTAGCGATCTCACGTCTGCGATCACCGACTTTGTCTCTCTAGCTGAATCTCAGATGGAGCGTGATCTGCGTACCAGGCAGATGATTGTCAGGGCCAATGCCACTGTAAATACCGAGTACAGCGCACTGCCTGATGACTACCTAGAGGCTAAATCGTTCAAGCTGACAGGCACAAACCCCATTACCCCGCTGGTATTCCAAAGCATCAACGCACTGGATGACTTGCAAGTCAGCTACACGTCAAGCGGCCAACCTAAGTATTTTTGCGTGATTGGTGGACAGATTCGCGTCCTACCGACACCTGACACGTCCTACGTTTCTGAGTTGATCTACTACGCGAAACTCACCAAGCTATCCACGTCGAACACCACCAACTGGCTGCTGACCATGTCGCCCGATGTTTACCTTTACGGTTCGTTGCTACAGGCCGCGCCGTACCTCCAAGATGATGCGAGAATCCAGGTATGGGCTGGCCTGTACCAGAAGGGCATCGACGCACTCAACCTGGCTGACGAGCGCGGCTCCATGACGGGCGGCGCTCTGATGGCAAGAGCAAGGACATTCGGATGATAGTGACCACGACAAAGGGTGAGATGGAAGATTCGCTGCTGGAAAAGCGCGAGGGTTCCGAAGAGACTGAAAACGAAACAATTTCGTTCACTGAGTACTGGTTAAATGGTGAAATGGTGCATCGGTCTGTCCATGTTGTGCTGAAGCGCAACGTGTTCAGCGAGGGCATAACTCAAATGATTGGATAAGACATGGCGAACACTCAGGCAATGTGTACATCGTTCAAGGTTGACTTGCTCAACGCCGTACACGCATTTAATGGTACTGGAGTGCCAGCGCATACTGCATCCACTGCTGACACTTTCAAGGCCGCGCTGTACCTAGCAAGCGCCACCGTCAACGCATCTACAACGGCCTACAGCAGCACCAACGAGGTGACTGGTAGTGGCTACACCGCTGGAGGTGTGACGGTCACCTTTGGCACTGCACCGTCATCCACAAGCACAACGGCGTTTATCACGCCCAGCGCGTCCATCAGTTTCAGCAACGTCACGCTATCCACAGCGTTTGATGCGGTCCTGATCTACAACTCGACTCAGAGCAACAAGGCGGTGAGCGTCCACACATTTGGATCGCAGACAGTTACCGCTGGCACATTCACTCTGACCATGCCCACTAACGACTCCAGCACCGGCCTAATCCGGCTGGCGTAACTGAAGGAGCAGCGCCGTGGCTGCATACGGTTCTGGAGCCTACGGGTCAGGTAAGTACCCGATCCTTGCAGGCACTTATGGCTCCGGAACTTACGGGTATGGAGCCTATGGCAAGAGCAACATAGGAATCAGCGGGAATGCGTCTACGCTATCCGCTGGAACTTTGCTGGTAGGAAGATCCATCCAAGAGGATGGCGTAACTGCCACGGGCAATGTAGGTACTATAGGGATAACGTACTCGGTCGCTATCACTGGAAATGCATCCAGCGTATCCATTGGCACTGTAGCGCAAAGCACTACGGTTGCCGTCACAGGTAACGCTGCAACCCTGTCGGTAGGAAGCGTCATTCAGAGCGCATCCATTGACACTGCCAGCAATAGTGCGACATTCTCACCTGGAACAGTATCCAGCACCAGGTCTGTAGCGGTTACCGGAAACGCATCCACTGGATCTGTTGGAACCGTATCCGCTGAAGTCATATCGTTCCAGGACGTGACGGGAGTCAGCGGAACAGGATCGGTTGGCACTGTCGCAAATGTCATCTCAATTGAGATAATGGGTAATGGCGCAACTGGCGCGGTTGGGATAACCATAGGTTTTGGATGGGGCGCAATCCCTGACACTTCAGAGTCATGGAGCGCGATAGCTGATACATCAGAGACGTGGACGGCCATTGCTGATACGTCTGAGAGTTGGACACCGGTATCTGACACCAGTGAAACTTGGGCAGATATCTCCGATAATGCAACAACGTGGCAAGTGGCCGCATAGAGGTACATCATGGCTGATACGACAACGACAAACCTACTCCTTACAAAGCCAGAGGTCGGCGCAAGCACCGACACTTGGGGCACAAAGATCAACACTGATCTGGACTCTCTTGACGCGGTGTTTGCTGCGGCTGGCAATGGAACCAGCGTCGGTCTCAATGTGGGATCGGGTAAGACAATCACACTTGCTGGTACGACTAAGTTTGCAGGGTCAACGTCAGGAACTACCACGGTGCAGGCGACTGCTGTTGCTGGAACTACAACTCTTACGCTACCAGCGGCTACAGACACGCTGGTTGGAAAGGCGACTACAGATACGCTAACAAACAAGACGCTGACTGCTCCAACTCTTGCATCAGCCAATATCACAACTGCACTGACATTGACAGGTGCATCTGGTACATCTGGACAGGTATTGACATCGGCAGGCTCTGGCAATGCTCCAACATGGGCAACGCCTGCATCTATCACTTCTGGAACTGCTGTTGCATCTACCAGCGGTACAAGTATTGATTTCACCAGTATCCCATCAACGGCAAAGCGCATTACCGTTATGTTTAACGGTGTAAGTACAAACGGGTCTTCTATTATACAAATTCAAATAGGAGATTCGGGCGGCGTAGAAACAACATCATATTCAAGTGGCGCGTGGACATCTAACACAACAAATTCAAATGCTACAACTGGATTTATCATACATGGTGTAAATTTTGGTGCTAGGGTATGGGACGGTGCATACACCATTGTTTCACAAGATACTTCAAATACATGGGTGTCTACTGGTATGTGCAATTCTTTGAATGACAATTCTCAAAGTATTGGTATTGGTAGAAAACAATTATCCGCAACACTAGACCGAGTACGTATAACCACCGTCAACGGAACTGACACCTTTGACGCTGGCAGTATCAACATCCTTTTCGAGTAAACACCATGACACACAGAATTGAAGTAAACGTCCAAACTGGCGAGCAAAAAACTGTTGAGTTATCAGCAGAAGAATTAGCGCAAGCGCAAGCTACAAAAGCAGCATGGGACGCTGAACAAGCAGCCAAGCAAGCGCAACCTACACAAGATGAAATAATTGCCGCATTAACTGCTCGCATTGCGGCACTTGAGATGACGTAATGGAATTCCAGCCAATGTTCAACTTTATCGGCGGCGCTATCCTGGTCGCCGTCGGGTGGTGGTGTAAAGAGATATGGGATTCGGTCAAGACGCTCAAGGAAGACATCAAGCAGATTGAGATTGACTTGCCTAAAAACTACGTCAGCAAGACAGACATTGAAAGCCGGTTCGACAAGATCGACGCAACCTTGGAGCGAATCTTTGACAAGCTAGAGAACAAGGCCGACAAGTGATTTCTCTGCTTGCCTCGGCTGAAAGCCCTTGGCCTGGCACTGAGACAAAGATAGTTTTAGTTTGTCGTATCCCTAAGAAAGATGAGGACAAGATGCTTAGAGCAAATGAGTTTATGGACAAAGACGGACGCATCTGCCGCTGGGCGGTGGTGAATAAGAAGTAATGGACCCGTTCACCGCATTCGCTATGGCACAAGCTGCTGTCGCTGGCATAAAAAAGCCATTGCTCTTGGTAAAGATATCCACGGCCTATACAAAGAATTCAGCGGTTTTTATCAAGCAGCGGATACAGTTCACCTAGCAAGCAGCAAAGCCAGGATTGCGAGCATAGGAAAGACGGATGCACAAATCAGTTCTCAGGCTCTCCAGATCGCACTGGCATCTAAAGCGTTGCGAGAGCATGAGAAGGAGCTAAAGGACATCCTCTTCTATAGTGGCAATGCTCCGGTCTGGGAAGAGATGATGGCAGAGCGCACCAGGATGATTAAGGAGCGCAACACGATGGAAAGAGAAGAGTCAGAAAGAAAGCAGAAGGACAAAGAGATGAAGGTTGCGATCATTATGAACACACTCTGGATATCCGGAGCATCCGCTATCGTTGTCCCACTGGTCAGCATCACGTTTCACGTTATCACTAACAGAGGTCTCTAATGATTCCAATTCTTGGCGCACTACTCGGTACTCTTGCGGAAAGCGGTCTGGGGCTGCTTTCTTCCGCTATCCAGGCCAAAGGCAAGGAGGTGGTCGAGAACACGCTGGGCGTCAAGATTCCAGATAACCCGACACCGGCAGACGTTGAGAAGCTGCGCGAGTTGCAGTTCCACCATGAAGAGCGTCTGATTGAGTTGGGAATCGAGAAGGCCAAGTTGGAGATGGCCGAGTTGGAGTTGTTTGCCAAAGCCGCACAAAGTGATGCGGATAACGTAACAGACCGCTGGCAGGCAGACATGAACTCGGATTCATGGCTCTCAAAGAACATCCGGCCAATGAGCCTGATCGCTATTTTCATGGGGTACTTTCTGTTTGCCATGATGAGCGCCTACGGCCTCAACGCCAACGAGTCCTATGTGACCCTGCTGGGTAACTGGGGAATGCTAATTATGGGTGCGTATTTTGGTGGCCGTACAGTAGAGAAGCTGGCTGAAATGAGGAGCGCAAAATGAGTCTTAGTCAAGAACAAGCAGCATTCCTGCTGGATATGTGCAAGCTGATTCAGCACGCCACAGATCTGGGGTTTATGGTCACTGGTGGCGAGTTGGCGCGTACGCCGGAGCAGCAGGCCATCTACGTCAAGACGGGACGGTCTAAGACCATGAACAGCATCCACCTCAAGCGTTGCGCGATGGACTTGAACTTCTTCAAGGACGGGAAAATTATCTGGGACAAAGCTATCTTGGCCCCGATTGGAGCGTACTGGGAGAGCCTGTACCCCAAAAATCGGTGGGGTGGGAACTTCAGATCGCTGGTGGACTGCCCACACTTTGAACGCAACGTATGAGCGACTACAGCGGCCAGATCACAACGCCAGCGCAGCCGAATCTCGGCAACCCTGGCGAGGTGTATGACCGCCTGTACTTTAGCCAGACATTCAGCAACATCGGAAACTACGCCAGCCGCGTCACAAACGCCCTGGGAGCGTTATTCGGACCGCGTGGAGGCAAGTACATCAACGCCCCTCACGGCGCGTTCCAGGACTCCACAGACCAGGTAGCGGCTAACACCACAACAGCCTACGCCATCACGTTTGACACAACCGACTTCAGCAACGGCGTCACGCTCTCAAACTCATCCAGGCTGAACGTATCGCAGTCGGGAATCTACAACGTACAGTTTTCTATCCAGTTTACGAACACGACAAACGCATCTCAAGACGTTGACGTTTGGTTTAGAAAGAATGGAACAAACATTGACAAGTCGAACTCAAGGTTTGGGTTTGCACCAAGAAAAGGCGTTGGCGACCCGTTCCACATAATTGCCGCAATGAACTTCTTTGTCAACCTTAACGCAAACGACTATGTAGAAATAATGTGGAGGCCTACCGATGTCGGCGTGACGATTGAGCAGTATCCGGCAGGCACTTCTCCAACCAGGCCAGCAGTACCTTCGGCCATCGTTACACTGTCGTTTGTCTCCAACCTATCGGTGTAATCATGGCACTCATCCCCTTAAAAATTCCCCCAGGCGTCTACCGCAACGGGACTGAATATCAGTCAATGGGTCGCTGGTACGACTCCAACTTGGTGCGCTGGTTTGAGAATACCCTGCGACCCATTGGCGGGTGGCAGAAGCATTCCAGTTCTCAGATGTCTGGTATGTGCCGAGGTCTTATAACTTGGCGTGATAACGGTGGAGATCGCTGGATCGGAGCCGGTACTCACTCAAAGCTGTACGTTATGTCTGCCGCCGGAGTCTTGAAGGACATCACGCCAACCGGATTCACCGTCGGGGAGGCCAGTTCAGTCATTAAAACGGGATACGGCAATGCAGCATATGGGTACTACGCCTACGGCACTCAGCGTCCCGACACCGGCCTGGCTACACCGGCAACTACCTGGAGCCTAGACACCTGGGGCGAGTACCTGGTTGGCTGCAGCAGCACAGACGGAAAGCTGTACGAGTGGCAGTTGGGTTTCGCTACGCCTACGCTGGCGGCCGCCATAACCAACGCCCCGACAAGTTGTGCGGCTCTGATGGTCACCAGCGAGCGCATCATGTTCGCCTTGGGCGCTTCGGGCAACCCGCGCCTAGTGAAGTGGTCGGATCAGGAGAACAATACGACCTGGACGGCGGCGGCCACCAACCAGGCGGGTGACTTTGAGATTGCAACTGTTGGCGCTCTGAAGTGCGGCAAGCGAGTGCGCGGCGTCAACATCCTGTTTACAGACGTAGACGCGCACGTCGCAAGCTACATCGGACTGCCCTACGTCTACAGTTTTGAGAAGATAGGCAGCGGGTGCGGAGTCATATCCGCGCAGTCGGTGGCGGCCATCGACACGTCTGCTATGTGGATGAGCAAGTCTGGATTCTGGTCCTACGATGGGTTTGTGAAGCCCATGCAGTGCGATGTTGGAGACTACATATTCAATAATATAAATATGTCTCAGGCGTCCAAGGTCTACGCCGTACATAACTCTGAATTTGGTGAGGTGACATGGTTCTACCCATCAACGGCATCCAATGAAAATGACTCATATATCACCTATAACTATCGTGAAGGCACTTGGTATTTTGGTCTGATGGCGCGTACAGCGGGAACTGATCGTGCCGTATTTGCAAACCCCATGTTTGTCAGCACCGACGGCTACATTTACGACCACGAGATCGGCTATACCTATGACTCTGTGGCTCCCTACGCGCAGTCCGGTCCGATTGAACTTGGGAACGGCGACAACGTCATGGCCGTGAGGTCTGTTATCCCTGACGAGCAGACGCTGGGCGAGGTCCTGATCTCATTCACGGCCAGGATGTATCCGACATCAGCAGAATCCAGTTATGGCCCGTTCAGCGCCAAAGCTCCAACCGATACTAGGTTCTCAGGCCGGTCAGTCAAGATGAAGGTCACCGGCAATGTCCTAGAAGATTGGCGGGTTGGTGTGATGCGGCTGGAGGCCACGTCGGCAGGGAAACGGTAATGGAGGATTTCTGGCGGCTGGCACAACACATCGAAGCCGCCTTAGAATACTCAGCAGGAACCCACACTCTTCAAGATGTTGCGCAGGGTGTAGAGGAGAACAGATTCCAACTTTGGCCTGGAATCAATAGCGCAGTCATCACAGAGATCATTGTCTATCCGCGACTCAAGAATCTGCACTATTTTCTTGCTGGCGGCGACCTAGATGAACTCAAGCGGATGCGACCACACATCGAGGCTTGGGGCAGGCAGATTGGTTGCACGCGAGTTACCTTGGCTGGCCGTAAGGGTTGGGCAAGGACGTTTTTAGCAGATGAGGGATATGAGCCTAGATGGCATATCCTTAGCAAGGAGTTGTAGATGGCGACAAGAAACCGTTACGCTGAACTGATGGCGCAGTACCAGCAGGCGCAGCCGTTTTCGTTCTTTGGTTACCCAGAAAGCTACTCAGGCGGGTATGACGTTGCGCAACCCCAGGCATATGCTGCACCAGCTAACCGATACGCCGACATCATGGCGCAGCCAGCTATGGGTGGCGGTAACGGTAGACCAATAGATTACAACCCTGAGTGGACTGCTAAGACTGATGCAGAGAAGGCAGATTTTTATGCACAGAATCCATTCTTCTCAAAGGTTACACAGCTTGGACAGAATATTTTTGGATATACATGGCCTGGTGCATTGCAAAATAAAACAATGCCTGATTTTGTTGCTAGGCAGAAATTGATTGCGCAAGGAATTAACCCTGATGGTGGATCTGGTGACCCAACTGCTGGCAGATACATGGGTTATACAGATGCGTATGGTAGTGACCCATCAGCATCATTTGGATTTGTCCAAGCGCCTGGAGAGAATCGCGGTGGATTTTTAGGAGTAACTCCGCAGCAAGCTGCTTATCAAGCTGCTATAGCAGCGGCGAATGCTGAAGCTGGAGGATTTACAGCCAACCCTATGAGTTCTGATCCTACTCAACAAGCAGCAACTATTCGTCAAGCAGAAGCAGATTCTGCAGCAGCACGCGCTAGTGAGGCTGCAGCAGCACAAGCAGCAGCGCAAGGTGACACCAGTAACTACAGTAATGAAGGTCGCGGTGGCGGTGGAGGATACAGCGGTGGTGATGGTGGAGGAAGAGCCACTGGTGGTAATAACGGTGACGCATCAGGTGGCGGTGACCGAGGAACACGCGGTGGCTTTGCGCAAGGCGGTCATGTCTCCATGATGCACTTGCAAGGCCCGAATCCAATGGGTCCTGATGACGGCTACGCCTCACTCAAGGATGGCGAGTACGTCATTAATGACAAGGCGGTAAAGAAGTACGGTATTGAGTTGATGAATGCCATTAACTCGGGCAAGATTTCAAAGGGCAAGCTGCGCGGCTTGCTCGAAATGTAAGGAGAAACGATATGTCTAAAGGCGGCGGCAGCACTACTGCAACTACATCCATTGACCCTGATCTGAAGGCGGCTTATCTACGCAATGTCAGCCAGGCTCAGAGCGTTGCTGGTGCATTACCAGCACGACAGTTTGCAGGGTTTAACCCTTTGTATACGGCCGGAGAGCAGCAAGTTACGAATGAGGCATTGACCCCGTTTACCGGCGAGTCCATCCAGCAGTTCATGAACCCGTACGAGAACGAGGTGGTGCAACGTTCACTGGCTGATGTTGGTGGAGCATTGCAAACTCAACAATTGCGAGATCGTCAGGCAGCTACCGCTGCACGCGCATTTGGTGGATCTCGCCAGGGCGTGCAGGAATCACTAACCAATGCTGCAGCCATCAAGCAGGCGGCTGACACTGCTGCTCAGTTACGCGCACAGGGTTACGGCCAGGCTGCTCAGTTGGCTCAGTACGCCAAGGGCGCAAACATCTCTGGCGGCCAGGCGGTCATGGGCTTAGGCGGTGCGCGTCAGCAGTTGGAGCAGGCTCAGTTGGATGCCCTGCGCAACATCGGCCTGGAGAAGCTGCAGATTGCCACTGGTGGACTCAGCACCCAGCTACCAAACCTCGGCATGACACAGACGCAGCCGTATTATCGGAACCAGGTGTCAGGCGCTCTGGGTGGGGCATTGGCCGGTCAGCAGTTGGGCGGTGCAAGCTACGGTGGACTTGGCGCTACGCTAGGTGGTCTGCTTGGATACTTTGGATAAGGGGAACAAGATGGCAACACAATTTGACCCTAGCCAGTATTACCTTGGTGGGCTATCTGGTCCTGGTACATACACCAGCCCATATTTTCTGAATCGGCAGTATCGACCTACGATACAAGATATTCTCACGCGCATGAATCGTCCCGAAATTACGGGTATGCCTGGTCAACCGGTCTACATTGACCAGATGTCAAACCCGCAATACATTTCGCGCATCAAGCCACCTTTCATATATCCAAAAGAACAAGTTAATCCGCTAGGCGTTAACCTAAAGGCTAATGCACCTGGTTTGGGATTTACTCCTGGTGCTGGCCTGATTGACACAAGCGAAATGCAGCCAATGTATAGCCAAACGGAAGATGCATTGATTGCTGCCGCTGGTGAAAGATTCAAGACGCCAAATCAACTAGGGTTTATGCCTGGTGGATCAAGAGAGCCTGTTGTCATTGAAGACAGGATGGCGCAGGACAATCCGAACTATCGCGCAGAGCCAGCACAAGAAGCTGGAGCAGCACCACGCCGCACACTCGGCCTGCTGGGTGATTTGTTTGGTGGCAGTTCCGCGCTGGACGAGTACACGACGCCAGAGCAAAGAGCGCAGATGCAGAACCAGGGCGCTATGGCAGCGGCCATGCAACTGCTCGCGGCATCAGGACCAAGCCGGACACCTATCGGACTCGGCCAGGCTATTGGTCAAGCGTATGGTGCAGGCCAGCAGGGATACCAAGCTGCGCAGCAGAATATGTTCCAGAGCCTAGAGATGAAACGCAGGCTTGATGAGTTCAAGCGCGTTAAAGAACTCCAAGACGAGGAAACTACCAGAGCTAGACAAATGCGGGAATTGTTGCCGCAAGCATTTAAGAGCACATTGACTCCAGAGCAGATGACCATCAACGGCATCCCTGCGCGAGTAGTGAGAGATGACGAGGGCAACATCATGCCTGGCGCAGAGGTGATTCCCGCATCTCGGCAATTGACTATTGACCCCAATAAGCTGCAAGTCTTGGCGATGCTATCCAAGAACCCGCTGGAGAGTCTTTCGCAGATCGCTAAGTTGGTTCCAGAGTTGCGCAGGGCTGGATTCACCGGTACTGGTGCAGCCCAAGAGAATCCATTTAGTGTGTTTACGTCTGACCCAACAGTGCCAGACAGCATTAAAAAGATTGCTCAACAATACGAGAGAAGCTATTCATCCGGACAGATGGATCCAGAAAAGGCTGATGAGAGAGTCCGGCAAATTGGCGAGAGATTGCAGGCATCCACGCAGTTCCAGCAAACTCAAGCTGGGATAGAAGGGCAAAGAGCGCAACTTGCTGCACAGTTTGCTCAAACTGCCGCTGGTACAGAAGCACAAAGAGCACAACAAGCAGCACAGTTCCAGCAAACCCAAGCTGGGATAGAAGCGAATAGACAGCAACTTGCTGCACTACGGCAGCAGGGTCTTGACCAATCTGCTGAAGGTAAGCGATTGACTGCTCAAATTGCACAGCAGTCCTTGGACTTGCGTAGAGAGATGGAAGCCAATAAGCCAGAGCAACTGTCGTATATCCAGAAGAAGGATTTCGATACTGTTCAGAGTATTGCTACGGCGGCTAAATCTGCTGAAGATAGCGCATCTATTGCTGCAACGGCGTTGCCATTGATCTCCAAAGCATACGCTGGTGTTGTTGAATCTGGTGTTAAGGGTCTGATTGGAGCAGTAGGCTTTTCCACAGAAGCTAAAGAGGCAAACGATAGGCTCACTCAACTCTCGCAGCAGTTGGCTTTGAAGACTCCTAAATTTAGTGGTCCTACATCAGACGCTGACGCAAAACGATACGACAAGGCAGTTGGTGATTTAGCTAACCCAAGGGTATCAGCAGAATCTAAAGTCACAGCACTCAAAGACATTCAGAACTTGGCTATCAAGCAAAAAGACTTTGCGCAGCAGCAAGAGAACTACTTCTATGCAAACAACAAGAGTCTTAAAGGATTCCAGTATGTGCCGTCTAATCCATTCGGGAGATAATCATGGCAGATAAAAAACCAACGACAAAAGACATCTATCTTCTATCTCAGAATCCTAACCTTGCGCCTCAATTTGACGAGGTGTACGGTGATGGTGCAGCGGCGCAAGTCCTCACCAGGGTAAGACCGCAGCCACGCGCACCGTACCCAAACGTACAACAGCAAACAACACAACCGCAAGGAAGCTATACAGGAGCAGCGGTACGCGGTCTGGCTCCACCACTACTCGGTGCTGCAATGGGCGCTCCATTCGGGCCTGTAGGTATGCTGGCGGGTGGGTTGGCACTGCCAGCTGCTGACGCACTGACGGCACTGATAAATACGGCCACTGCTGGAGCCGAAATGGTTACTGGTGGTCAGTATGGCCGAAGAGTAATGCCGTCACAAGCAACGCAGGATTTGCTGACGCAGTTGGGAGTGCCACAAGCAGAGACCACAGGTCAGCGTGCATTGCAGACTGGAGTTGGAGCGCTTGGTAGTACAGCATCTCAGCTAGGTGGTTTGCAGACATTGGCAAAGACTGCTACAGCGCCACTAGCGCGTGCAATCAGCACTCAGATGGCAGAACGCCCAGTTGCGCAGATGGTGACCTCAGTGCCTGCCGGTGCTGCTGGTCAGACTGCTGCAGAACTTGCACAAGGTTATGGACCAGTTGCGTCAACCCTGGCATCTATGGCTGCAGCAATGGGCGTTGGTGCAGCAGGGATGCGGCAAAGACAAGTCCAACCACAAACTAATGCAGAAGTGCGTGCGGCTGAGATAGCAGCAAAGGCAAAAGAACTCGGATTCACGGGTGAGACTGCCCTGACGCCTGGTCAGGCTGGCACAAGCAAGACAGCGCAAATCTTTGAGGCTACTGCTGGAACCATACCTTTCTCTGCTGGGCAGTTCACTAGACGCTACGGTAAGCAGTCGGACTACGCACAGGGAATAATCACCAAGGTCGCTGACCTGTTTGGTGGGATGCCAGCACAACCTGATGCTGCTTTCTCTTCTGGAGCCAGTGCTGTGAAGTCAGCGGCTGCGCGGAATGTTGACACCATCGGAAGTCAAATACGCCAGGTCGCCTCACAGACTGATATCGACCTAAAGCAAGTACCAAATTTTGAGCAGTCCATTCTCAAGGCGCGACAACTTCTAGCATCTATACCTCCTGCTATGCGGAAAGACCCGTTGTTTGAGAGTTTTGAGCAGTTCTATTTTGGCAAGCCAAACGAAGAACTGAAATTAAAGGTAGACACTGCACTTAGCAATGCTGGATTGACTCCACTAAGCCCAAATTACAAGGCAACGCAGGCCATTGTTAGAAAGCAACTGGTAGACAGTGGCATCCCTGAGTATGAATATTTAGGTTACCAGCAAAGAGGTTCACTTCCAGGTAGCGACTACCAGGATCAGCGCCAACTCTTTGGGGATTTAGCCTATACAAATAAAGGCACAAAGATCGGTACTGCATTTAGGTCATTGCGTGATTCGCTTGATGACGCGAGAGATCAGACATTCAAGATCGCTGGAATGGATGACCAGGTCACTAAGCTGAAAGACTTGCGCAGTTCTTATGGCACTGCCAAAGACTTAAACGACAGGGTTAAAGCTGCTGGCGACAAGACGGCGGTGAATTACATCCTTGCGAATCAGGACAGCCTGGCGAACAAGGTCTTACCTTTGATGACTGATGCCGAAAAGCAGTCACTGGCGCAGGCAGTATTGGCTGATATCCAACTCAACTCCATGTTCCCAACTGGCGAGATGGACATCACGAAATTTGGTAGGAACCTAATCAAAGATGTCAAGGCATCACCGACTACACTGCCTCAGATCCTCGGCCCTGAGAGCGCTGCAACTCTCACAGACTTGGCACAAGTGGCTCAGTCAGCGTTGAAGTCTAAGGTTCCTACATCGGGTACAGCAGAACGAACAGGGATGATGGGCCTGCTGACATCAATGCCAGCTAAGGTAGGCGCTGCTATGGCCGGTGGCACTGCACTGACCGGAGAGCCTATCCTTGGCACTGCGCTGGCCCTGGGTACGCCAGCACTGGCAACAAAAGCCTATCTGTCTCCGACAATGCAGAGACTGTATGGTAACACTATGAACCCACTGTTCAACTACATGGGCGCTCCGATTGACCCAATGACTCAGTATCTGCAAAGCCTTGGGATAGTGAACACGCAATTGAATCAACCAGGTGGCGCTTTTGGTGGAGATATGTACCCTGCTGCGGCAGGACTTTTGGGATACTAAATCATGGCCGGACTGCTCGACTACCTAAGTTTTGAGGATTTCCTCAAGTTGCCGCCTGAGCAGCAGGGCAACATTTGGAGAGCAACCGATCAAGACAAACTGCCTGCTGATTACACCGGAAAATACAGAGAGCCAAAGCCTTACAAGTCATTCATGAATAGGATATCTCTAAAAGATATACCTGGTGCAAAACCGTACACAATGGCAGGGACGTACTCGCTGCTGGAGGCATTTGACGAGGGTATGCCTCTCACTAGCCCAGGCAGTGCCGCCGCTACTTCTGGGTTGCCTGGTTCTGTTGCGCCCAAGTTGATACGTTATAGCCCAATTGACCCTACACCCGACATCAGTAGGGCGCATGAGATTGAGCACGTTCTATCTCAGCAGAACCTAGGTCCACCTGGATCAATGAGCAAGAAGTGGAACGAGATAGCGCCCACCAGTTCAGCGCAAGTGATGCAAAGGATGATCGCTAACGCGCCGTATCTGCAAGAGAATTTTGGTCTGCCGACTAATGAGTTTTATTTTGATCCTGAGTTTATGCAGGACCCGAATTACCAGAACATGATAGACGAGCAGTTCGCTACTCTGTCAGCACTAGAGCAGCTAAAGAATAAGCGCCTGACAGATGACCCTTATGTGCGCGAGAACATCCTGACTACCCCGCAGGATCGTGCGGCTTACAACGCCATGACGGGGTTGCGCCAGACCAGGCTGGACCCGCGTGACATAGCGCCGTACACGCCAGTGTCTGACAAGTATGATGTACCAATTCAAGGTGGCGACAAACGATACTACAACAGACCTCGCGGCTTGCTTTATCGGTAATCACTTCACTCCATAAAAAGCCGCCATCAGCGGATCAACCTTGATCTTCCTGCGCTTGCCACGCTCACGCGCCAGCCGGAAGTCTTTCTCCTCTGGAGACTCACGCTCACGCACCCGCTGCACTCGCTCATACCCTGAGTAAGCAGCAGGACGTGGGACGTTGGTCCCTATCCCCCAGGCATAGACCCTGGCAATTGTCCCCTTGGTGCGGGACCAGCCTGCAACGTAGACCTGGCCGCGCTCATGCATCTTCTTCATGTTGTACTCGGTGGCACGCTCAGACAGGAACACCGTAGCCGCCAACTCTTTGCAAGTCATTGGACGTTTCCTGAGTGCCTGCTCAATCTGCTTTAGGCGGGTTGGCTGCACGTTCTACTTTCACTTTCTCCATCGTCGAGAACCGATGGCCGTTAGCGCATTCATATCGGCGATAGGTTTCATTGTCGTATTTGTGCCGCGTCTCCAGCACTCGGGTCCAGGCGTTGCATTGTGGGCAGATCATGCGTCCCCCTGTGGTGGTGTGCAAGTGTGGATATCGTTTGTGCGCTTACCGCAGCGTTCGCAGAAGTTCCATTCCCGTCCAGCCAGCGCTGCCTGCTTGCCGTCGTAGTAACCAGACTGGTATGCAATGGTCAGGGCGTCAGGCTCCTGCTCTGGCAGGGGTGGGGTGGTGGCCTTATTTATTGCGTCAACGAGCCATGATGGAGGCGCACAGTCTGCTTGCTTTCCATTTTCAACAAGGTACGCAGACCATCTGCCGAGACATTCCCACAAGTGCGCCACCGGCTCCTGCGCTGGCTGTGGTGCATTGCATATTTCGCATTGCTCCCCGCGCAACCAACCATGACCACACCGCCAGTTATTTCTGCGCCATTCATCTTCGTTCCACGGCTCTGTCGCACCGCAATCACACAGCCCCGCAGGGTAAGCTGGCCCGTTATGCACCGCACAGTCTGACCAGTGCAACTTGTCCGCAGCCATGCGCCGCTTTGAATCGTATCCGGTCATAGCATCCCACCTTTCAATGTGATGCAAGTGCCCTCGATCAGCGTGATCATCTGACCACCTTTGAGCGCCATCTTTTGCAGATTTTCTTTTTGCACGTCTATCGAGGCGCGGCATTGCTGCTCTGACTTGTAGGAGGTCAGCGATTGCATGAACTCGCAGTTCCCGTTCATGCAGACGAGCAAGACGGGTATGTAAAGGATATGGATCATGCTAGTTTGCACTCCTGGGTGAACAGCGCGGCGACAGTGCCGCACATAGGTTGGTAGGTGTAGTAGCCAAACGCCATGCAGGCTGAGACTATGACGGCAACAACGCCGATAAAGAAGAACACTGTCGCTATCAGGCCCAGGACAATGCTTGCCCAGGACTCAATCTCATCATCTGTATCCATGATTCGTACTCCGGTGAGTCAAACACAAACAGCATGGCGCAGAGCGCCAGCACGACTAGGCTAATTCGCCTTGGCATACGCCAACTCGGTCTGGATCGACTTCAACTCCTGGCGCAGGATCTCCAGTTCCTGGTCCAAGCGCCGCTGAACAGAATCAGCGCCACGCGCCCAGCCTGCGAGTGCAGCCTCAGTGCAGGCCGTGTGCAGGACAGTTGCCAGGTCACCGCGTGACAAAATGCCGAAGTCGCCAACCGCGGGAAGGTGCGCGAACACGGTGCGCTTGATCTCGATTTCTAGCGGGTTCATGCGAGCCACCATTGAACAGTTACATAAGCCAGTGCGGCGAGGATTGCGACAGAGAGTGCCGCGTCAAGGATTAGTTTTCTCATGCTCCGACTCCGATCTGAAAGGTTTGCTGAAGGTAGTGGTTCTGCGCCATCACCTGGTCGCGCTCATTGTCCTGCTCACGGCGGCGAACCACAAGGCGCTGGACATAGGAACGGTGGGGTACGGGTGACCCGTAACTCTTTGGCTCATGGTAGAAGTTGCGCTGGTGCAATTCCGACTCGCGCCAAAAGGCGGCAGGATTCTCGCGCTGCAAGCTGGCGGCGACCTTGTCGATCTGGTCGCCTCCGAAGCAGGCGGCAGCCTTTAGCTGGCTGCGTTGGTAGTCTGTGAGTTTCATTGTGGTGTCTCCTAGTGGTTAAACGGTAGTGGTAATAAGAAAAGCGTCTGCGCCGATTTCGCCCCAGCGGATAGCAACTTCATAAGCGTTGCCCTCAACGCACTCTTTAGCGTAATCAAGGGTTTCACCAGTGGCAATCATTTCGTCGATGCTTGCGCCATTGACGTTGATAACAGCAACGCGGCCAGTTGGGTCTTGTACGGTGATTGAGTAGTCTTTAGTCATTTGGTTTCTCCGATTGTTGATGAAGTAATCATCTCATAAATGATACCAACAGCAGTTGCGAAGTGATTAGGGATAACCCTTAGATAAAAGAATGCATAATGCGTCACTTAGGAGTTGACAATACCATCATGGAATCCACTACACAAATTGCTATCCGAGCCATCCGCGAGAAAGCGGAACGGTCCGGCTTTACTCTGAGCGATGTCGCCTACGCTGCAGGCATTGACAAGGCCCAGGTCTCGCGCTGGAGCACCGGCAAGGTCGTTCCCCTGTACTCGGCAGTCATCAAGCTGCAGGAGGCTTGCGACACCCTGGTGGAAGTCAGGCTGGCGCTGCTACAGAAGGAGAGCCAGCAATGAGTTTCGTCATCGGCATCGACCCAGGCATCAGCGGAGCCATTAGCGTGTTTGATTGGGCTACGCAAAGCCTAGTTGAAGTTGTTGATATGCCCACCTTAGAGGTGGACTCTGGCAAGACAAAGAAACGTCACATCAGCGCGGTGAGCCTCTGCAATTATTTAACCCTATTTTCTAACGCTCACGTTGTCGTGGAGAAGGTAGGTGCTATGCCTGGCCAGGGCGTGAGTTCTATGTTTAATTTTGGCAGATCGGCAGGCATCATAGAGGGCGTTGTAGCCGCTTTGCGGATGCCAAGCACCTACGTTACCCCTGCCGCCTGGACGAAGGCTGTAGGCCGCGCAGCGGGGAAAGATGCGTCGCGCATGAGGGCGATGGAACTCTTTCCAAGCAAAGCCGATCTGTTCAAGCGTGCCAAGGACGATGGTCGCGCAGATGCTGCCTTAGTCGCCTACTGGTATCTGACACGCCATGCTTGACCAACTACGCACTATGCGCGAACACATCATCTGGCTGGGGACTCAGTTGGAGAAAGAGCGCGAATCATCCAGAGACAAGACTGTCCTACTCAAGCGCCTGCTAGACCCAGATGACCTGGGGCACGCGGTCACCGCCGAAGTACGCAAGCAGGCTTACATCATCATCAGCGACGAACATGAAAGAGAGAGAGAAAAATGGAACGTATCAAACTAAGGCCGAGCGCAGCGTCACGCTGGATGGCGTGCCCCGCAAGTGTCCACCTGTCAGTCGGCATCCCTGACTCTCCTAGCGGTGAAGCTGCGCAGATAGGCACTGCCATCCACGCTTTGGCCGAGATGTGCTGGCAGACAGAGGATGACCCGAAGAACTACATAAACAAGATGGTCGAGGGTATCGTCATCACCGAGCAGAACGCCGAGTTCGCGCAGTTGCACCTGGACACTATAAAGCGCCTGGAGACTGAGCTAGGCCGAGTCCTGGTGGAGCAACACGGTACGGTGCTGAACACCATGCAGATACAGCTATCAGGGACGTGCGACGTTGTCGGCTACAGCGTGAAGGACAGCATCATCGAGATCGTGGACTTGAAGACGGGCCGCAACTACGTTGACGCTGACTCGCCGCAACTGAAGATTTACGCACTCGCAATGATGAAGGCGCTGGGAGATTTCCAGACGATTCGCCTAACGATTGTCCAGCCCCAGGTTGGCGTGAACCGCACTCACCAGATGACGCTGGCCGAACTGAACGAGTGGCGCAGCAAGGATCTGATGAAGGCCATAGGCGAGATCAGCTACGGCAACGCCTACCCTACCCCGTCACAGGATGCGTGCAAATACTGTGTTGCCAAGCTACACTGCCCAGCCCTGCGGGAGAAGGCTTACGCATTGCCGCTGGCTCCAACGAAGGAACTGAGCGAGAGCGAGATTGCTACCTGGTTGGAGCAGGGCGAACTAGTGGAGGCTTTCTACGAGGAACTGAAGAAGGTGGCGACCAAGCGCCTAGAGGATGGCGCTGCAGTGCCAGGATGGAACCTGGTTCCGAAACGCGCTATCCGCAAGTGGAAAGCAGACATCGACATCAGCGAGTTGCCGATTGAAACTTCTAAGCTATACAAAAGCGAACCGATCACGCCAGCGCAAGCTGAGAAATTACTGGGCAAGGCAGACAAGCACTTGCTCGACGATTTGACAGAGAAAGTGTCCTCTGGACTGACTCTGGCAAAGATGTTGGAATCCTCCGACATCTGACTTTGGGCGCAAGCCCGTAACTTTAGGAAACTGAAATGCTAAATCTTTCAAACAACAACGGTAGTGGAAACAGCTACATTCGCTTTGCTCCCCAGGCCAACGCCTGGACGAACCGCGATGGTGAGGAAATCCAACTCAAGAAGGTGGTCATGGACTTGGATAGCGTCCAGACCGGCTGGCTATTGATTGGTGCTGGTATACGCGACTGGCAGCCTGACGAGACTCTGGGCGCTAAGTCTCAGTCGCCAGGCGAGGGGTACAAGCGCGGGTTTGTCGTGACCCTGTACTCAAAGGAACTCGGCCTGGTTGATTGGTCGGCGAATGCTTACGGGCCTTGTAAAGGATTTGAGAAAATCTACAGCGATTGCATGAAAATGTCAGGTGAAACCGGTAAGCTGCCGGTCATCGAGTACGTTAACAGCACAGCCGAGAAGGTTGGCAAGGGCAACACCCGAGTGCCAAACTTCAAATTGGTGAGTTGGGTTGCGCGTCCTGCTGGCATGAACGCGGATGGCGGTGACGAGTTTGAGCCGGAGCCAGCACCATTGCCAGTACGCAAGGCGGCAAAGCCTGCGCCTGCACCCGTGATGGATGATGAAGAGTTCTTTTAACCGTTAATCGGTACGCCGGTGGGTTGATCTCCACCGGCTTTTTTTTCCTCTAAAAAAGTACAAGTATGAAATTTCTATCAGTTTGCAGTGGGATTGAGGCGGCAAGTGTCGCCTGGCATCCATTGGGATGGGAATCGGTGGCGTATTCGGAGATTGAGCCGTTCCCTTGCAAGGTGTTGCAGCACCATTACCCAGACGTGCCCAATTTGGGCGATATGACCAAATTTAAGGAGTGGCCTGATGCAGATGTCGATGTTTTCGTTGGAGGAACACCATGCCAATCATTCTCAGTCGCAGGACTCAGAAAAGGATTGGATGACCCTCGTGGCAACCTCATGCTTACCTTTCTTGCCATTGCTCAACGATATCGCCCCAACTGGTTGGTCTGGGAGAACGTCCCCGGCGTTTTGTCCTCCGCTGACGGACGGGACTTTGGTTCCCTCCTCGGAGGGTTGGCAATCCTCGGGTATGGGTTCGCATACAGGGTGCTTGACGCTCAGTATTTCGGAGTGGCACAGCGGCGCAAACGTGTGTTCGTTGTCGGATACCTTGGAGATTGGCGACCTGCCGCAGCGGTACTTTTTGAGCGCCACAGCCTGCAAGGGCATCCTGCGCCGAGCCGAGAAAAGGGGGAAAATTCTTCCATCCATGCTGGAAAAGGCATTGCTGAATGTAGTCCAACAATTGGATGCGAATTAGCCAAGCAAGTTAACAATCAAATGATTGGCAATGCAGAGGCATTCTTCATTCCTGATACGCCAGCGCAACCCATTGCTTACAACATCTCGCCGGGTAAAGGCGCATTAAAAGATGATATTCATGTCACTGATGCCCATGCATCGAAGACTTTAGATGCATCTGCAAGCAATCCAGAAATGCATCAAGGAGGTACGGCGATATTGCAACCCATTGCACTTGCTGAGAACATCATAGGACGCAAGCCTGAGAATGGCGGCAACCATGATGGGTTTACTGAGAATGGCCCAATGTACACGCTGAATGCCACAGGTGTGCATGGAGTGGCGCAGCCCATTGCATTCAGTGGGCAGATGTCAAACCCGCAGACTGATGTGGACATGACTCAGACATTGGGAGCCAAGAATCCAATGGCGGTGGCGTTTGCACAAAACACTCGTGATGAAGTGAGGGAAATGCCCTATGTAGGAGCTCTAGCGGCACAACCCGGCATGAAACAAACTAGTTACATCAGAAACGCAATGGCAGTACGGCGTTTGACCCCTGTTGAATGCGAACGTCTCCAAGGCTTTGGCGACAATTACACCGACATCCAGCCAAAGGGCAAGGCAACCCCTGATGGGCCTCGATACAAAGCGCTGGGCAACTCAATGGCTGTGCCTGTGATGGCATGGATCGGCAAAAGAATTCAAGAGGTGGACGCGATATGCAAGACTCAACAGAACACATAGCCAAAGCCCTAGGCAACGCCAAGCAAGTGAACGGGAACTGGCTTGCGAGTTGCCCTGTGGCTGGGCATGGACGCGGCAACGGTGACAAGAACCCGAGTCTCAGCATCAAGGAAGACAATGGCAAGCTGCTGTTCCATTGCCACGGTGGATGCGACCAGCACTCGGTATTCGACGCGGTCAGGGAACGTAACCTATTGCCAGCACTCCAGCGCCAGGAGTACAGTCTCGCGCTTATCAAAGGTGAATTGATGACTATGCCAACGCTGGAGCAGGAGTGGGAGTACAAGGACGAGTCGGGCGAGACCCTATTCGTAAAGCGCCGGTTCAAGGTGAACTCGGAAAAAGGCAAGACGTACAGCTTGCACAAGGTGGATGCCGCGGGAAGACGCCAAGGAACAATGACAGGTGCGCGGATAGTGCCCTACCGCCTGCCGGAACTTATCAACGCCAGGGAAGCCGGACGCGCTATCTACCTGGTGGAAGGAGAGAAGGCAGCGGATGCCCTGGTCAGCATAGGAGCCATTGCCACTACGTCCCATGCTGGTGCTGGGCACTGGCCTGCAGACATAACGCAATACTTCACCAACGCTGTAGTGATAGTGGTTCCAGACTGCGACGCGCCAGGTTGGAAGTACGCCAAGCGGGTAGTGGAAGCGCTCTTACCAGTTGCCAAAGCGGTCCGAGTCCTGGACTTCAACTTACCCGAACTCGGGGATGATGCCTATGAGTGGGTTGCGGACGGCGGGGACAGGGCCAAGCTGGCAGAACTTGCCAAGGCGCTGCCCGTCATCACTGACATCAGCCAAGTGAAGACACCCGAGTGGATTGTTCCACGGGAAACTACCGAAGTTACCGTAGACAACGATAACTTTGATAGAACTGAAGAGCCACCCATCCTAGTCCCTCGGCAACTGCTCAACATTGAGGCTTGGGATGACATTGAGGATGAGCCGGTTGAGTGGCTGATAGATAACGTGCTGCCAAAGAAAGCATTCTGCGCCCTGTACGGGCCACCAGGGTCATACAAGTCCTTTGTCGCACTCGACATTGCCGAGGCGGTGGCAACGGGCAGGCCGTGGATGGGGCGGGATGTGCAAGCTGCAGGCGCAGTCCTTTACATTGCCGGAGAGGGATTCGGCGGCATCGGAGCCAGGATCAAAGCCTGCAAACTGCACAACCGCACGCAAGCTGGAGCCGAGATCTACGTCATCAGGGCAGCCATCAACATGAGATCGAGTGCCGAGGACTTCGACCTATTAGTCGCCTCGATCAAGGACCTGATGGAGAAGTCAGGCGTCCACTTCGAATTAGTGCAGATTGACACGTTAGCCAGAGCATTCGGCGGTGGCAATGAGAACAACTCCGAGGACATGGGAGCGTTCATACACAACGCGGGACGGATTCAGCGGATGCTGAATTGCGCCATGATGGTTTTGCATCATAGTGGTAAGGATGCCACCAAAGGATTGCGGGGACATTCCAGCCTACTTGGAGCCGTGGACACCCAGCTTGAACTGATGAAGATTGACGCAACGCCCAACCCGTCCAGCCCGATAGCGGGATCAGGAATCCTCACGATTAGCAAGCAGAAGGACGGCCAGGACGGGCTGAAGATAGGCTTTGAGATGGTGAAGGTGGAGATCAAGAGCAGCGCATTAGGCATCAGCGACGCCCAGATCAGTCTGGCGGTCAGGGCCAGTGATGAGGCGCTGAAGCAGGAGATGCAGCAGCAAGCAGTCGAGCGCCAGGCCAAACCACGCAAGCTGCAGGAGAACCAGCAGGCGGCGCTGGACTCCATCCACGATGCCATAAAGAAGAATGGGCATATGACAAACGTGGGTGAGGAGCGCCACAAGACGATCTCTGTATCGGAGTGGAAGGAGGCATTTTCCAAGTTGAAGGGTGACAGCAAGTCAATCGACAG